GCACGCCGGCGACATGGGCCCCGACAACAAGCCGATCGGCCAGGAAGGCGCGGGCGCCGACTTCGAGAAGCAATTCCCGATGAGCATGGCGGTCATGGGCGGCATGCCGGGGATGAGCGACGACACCCGGCAAATGAACCTCGATCAATTGAAGTTCCGCCAGACCAATCCCGGCCAGGCGTTGCCGTCATGGTTGCAGGACAAGGGGCGTTGGACCGCCTACAACAAGGACATCGCCGACGCGCAAGGCAATTTCGACGCCTTCAACAAGCAAGCGCAAGTCGGAACCGATCTCATCAATCAGCTCAAGAACGACCCGGACACGCTCGACAAGGCGCTGAATTGGATGAACACGCGCGGGAAACTGATCTCGCCGGAAACCGCCCGCGCGCTCCCGGCCATGGCGCCGGGCGCGATCGACCAAAAGACTTACCAGGCAATCGAGGCGATCGATCAGCTCGGCGGCCAGGTGTACTCCGAGGGCTTCAAGTCGACCGGATCGCGCCGCACGCAACAGGAAGTGAACGCGATCGTCGAAGGCTTGAGCCAGCTCAAATCAACCGGCTATGACGCGCAAGGCTACATCAAGAACGCGCTCGACCCCGTGCTGCAGCATATCCAGCATGGCGTCGCGCAGAACTACGGCGCGGCGCAACAGCTCGATTCGGTGCCGGACGAGCTCAAGAGCAAGGTTGGCAAAATTTATCTGCCTGGCGGCGATCTCTATGGCGGGACCGGCGGCAAATGGGCGAACGAGCCGAACCTCGGGATCGCCAAGACGGAAACCCCGCCCGCGGCCGCGCCGGCCGCCTCGAGCGCGCCAGGCGGCGGGGGAGCGCAAGCCGCGCCGGCCCCGACGGGCGGCGGCGGGCAAAAGCTCTCTGACGCCGATCTCGCGGCCGCCAAGGCGAACATCGCCAAATACGGCCGCGACTATGTGATCAAGTTCCTGCAGGGCAAGGGCTACGACACTTCGGGACTGTGAGCGATGGCCGGCGCGTTCGATGACTTCACCCCTCCCCAGCCGGCGCAGCAAGGCGGCGGGGCTTTCAGCGGATTCGCCCCGCCGTCGGATCAGCCGGAAGGTTGGAGCGATTACTTGCTGCGCCATCTGGCGAACGCCGGCTCGGCCGCCGACGCCGGGGTGCGCTCCTTTGATCGCGCCATCACGCTCGGCATGTTCGACCCGTTGTTGAGCCAGGCGACCGGGCAGAATGAAACCGCGATCACCAAGCAAGCGGCGGCCGCTCACCCCTATGCGTCGACCGCGGGCGAGGTTGGCGGCTATCTCGCCGGGCCGGGCAAGATCGGCATCACCGGCAAGCTCGGCGGCGGCCTCCTCGGCATGGGCGCGGAAGGCGCGCTGACGAGCGGCGCAACCGCCGTTGGCGACCAGGCCAGCGGCGACCAGAGCGCCGACCCGCTGACCTCAACTCTCACTGGCGGCGCGACCGGCGTGGCCGGGGCCGTGGCGGGCAAGATGCTCAATCCGATTGTGCGCTCCGTGATGAACAGCGGGCCCGGCCAGGCGGTCGCGCAAAGGCTCGGCTATGGCGCGCTCAAGACGCCTCAACAGGTGACGGACGCGTTGGGCAGTCAGGAAAAGCAGGACTGGCAAGCGACGCGCGGTTTCACCGTCGACAACGCCGACGTGCGCCAGGCGGCGGTGCAAGGGCAACAGGACATCGATAATCAGGCGACCCAAAACCCGCGGGTGAAGATTCTGGGGCAGAACGCCTATAAGAAACTCGGCCAGCTCGGCGAGGAGGCGCTCGGCAACCAACCCGTCACGGCCGAGCGGCTCAACGATTACGTGAACGATCTCCACGTGACGAACACCGGCGACCAAAGCCCGCAAGCTGGCTTGCTGGCGCAGAACCGCGTCAACCAATTGCTATCCGGGCCGGCGCAAGACGCGATCGACACGGCGAAACGGACCTCGCAACAGTTTCGCGACGCCCAAGCCTTACAGACGATGGGCGAGAAGCTCGACAATTTCGGCACGTCGCCGAGCAACGCGGCCAAGGGCATCGCTCAACGGTGGTATGATCCCGGCGATCCTCAATTCGAGGCGCTCAAGGACATTTCCGGCTCGGGCGAGGGCTATCAAAGCGCCTACGGCCTGGCGCACGCCGCGCACTACCCGATCATGGTTGGCTTGGGCGCTTTGGGGTTGGGCGGGCATCTTGGCGCGGCTATCGCCGGCGGCCTAACCTATACGGCGGCCAAGCCGGCGATCGGCAAGGCGCTACAGGCGGCGACGGCGGCCTCGCAACGGGCGGCTATCGCCCGCAACTATCCGGCGCTCACCGGCTACCAAACGAGCCACCAGCCGGATTTGACCGCCAACGCGGCGCTCCGGGCGTTGCTGTTCGGGCCGACGGCCGCGGCGCAATGAGGGAAGGCCGCCAGAAAGCTTTTTGTTATCAATGGGGCGGTATTCCCTCATCTTTGCGCCAGGGCCTTGCAAACGTTGCGAGTCCGGATAAGGACGAGGAATCACAACGTTCTGCAAGCTATTGGTTTTATTGAGCTAAAACCGCGATTCCCTCGCCAAGATCGCCTTGAGGGAATCGGTTTGGGCGCTGCGCCCGAAGCGCGGTGCGCTCGCGATCGTATTTACGGGTGTACTTTTCCGCCATCGCGATCGTTTTCCAGCCAAAGATGGCCATGAGCTCGTTAGAGCTCTTGCCCTCCTCGGCGAATTTCGCCGCCAGCGACTTGCGTAAGCCGTGCGCGGTGCGGTCGACGATCCCGATCTTGCGCGCCGCCATGGACAGGAAATCGCCGAGATAGCCCTTCTGCATCGCCTTGCCGTTCAAGCCGGTTATGAAGGCGAGCACGCCATCGTCGGGCTCGGGGCCGCGCTCGATCGCCGTCTTGAGCCGATCCGTCATGAGGATATAGCTCGTTGTTCCGACCTTTTCCGTCTTGATGCGGATCACGCCGTCGCGAACGTGCTGGCGCCCGACGCGGGCGAGATCGCCGGCGCGCAAGCCGGTTTCGTGCGCAACCTCATAGATAAGCCGTTGGCGCGTCCCGTGCGGATAGGCCGCTTCGAAGCGCGCTTGCTCCTCGAGCGACCACGGCTCATGTCCATCGTCCTCGTCATCGGGATTCAGGCTCTTGGGCTTTTGGAAGCGCTTGACGAATTCGCACGGGTTTTCGCTGCAAATCGGCTTGCTCTTGCCGCTCTTGGGATCGGCGACATATTCCTCGGTCGCCCACGCAAACATGTTGCTGACCGTGGTGAGCCAGGAATTCGCGGCCGCAATCTTGTCCTGGCGCGCCGCCATGCTGGCTTTGATCAGGGCCCGATCGATCGTATCGAGGCCGCGCGTTCCCTGTTCCTTGCCGAGCTTTTCGAGCATGCGCCGGCGCACCGCTTGCGTCGACGTGTCATAGGCGCGGAATTTGGGGCTCGAGAGGTAAAGCTTGATCAGCCAGCCGAGCGATTCGGCCGGCGATCGCCCGGCGCGCGGGACCGCGGTTTCGAGCGGCTCGCCGGCGAACAGGCGCGCATAGGCCTCGCGGAATTCCGGCGATGCGGGATCATCCGGCAAGCGGGTGCGCGTGTCGGCGCGGCTTCGCCGGAAGTAGTACCGCCCTAAGTTGAATTCGACATAGAGCGGCGTGCGTTTTCTTCGTGCTTGGTTCATAGCGGTCTTAAATCCCCTTTAGAGTTCGGCTTGCCGATTATCGTTTCGCGCTCGGCCGACTCGGGTTCGACGGATAAAATATCCGCGCCCGCTAATTGCTCCTCCAAAATCAGTATGTCAATGGTCCCGTCGGGCAACACCCGGACTTTTTTCGCGCCGAGCTTGATCGCCTCGCGCAGCACGCGCGCGATGTGAGCTTGCTTGATCGGCGCGGGCAGCGTCACTGAAACGACGGATCGTTGTCGGCGCCGCCCTCGGGCCCGACCATGGCGCGCAGCAATTCGAAAATCCGCCGTGTCGTCGAGCCGTCGGGCCTCGAGCACACGCGGCGACCGAGGCGCAGCCGATGGCGGTTCACCATCTCGATTGCGTCGGCGAGCGCCGCGTCTTGAAGCCGCTCGCGCTCCTCATCCTCATTCGGCTTGTAGCGTTCGGGCGGCGGCGGCTCACCTTCCGCCAGGGCAACCGCGATCGCCTGGCGCCCGATCGCCTCGGCCTGGCGCTCGAGCTCATCAATGTCGGCGGCTTCCATCGCGGCTTTCAAATCGACCGCGCGCGGCAAAGGCTTGTTCATTGGCGGACTCCTCGAGCTGAAATGAAACCTTCGCGCGCAAGCCGCGGCTCGCCGGCGGCCGGCTTGTAAGCCGGCTTCGGCTCTTTGCGCCGCTTGCGCATCTTTTTCTTGCCAGGGCGCTCAACCCCTTTCGCATAGGCTTCGCGCCTGACCGCGAGCGCGATTCGGCCCTTGTCGACGTCGGTTTTCTTATCGTGGCATTCGAGACAAAGGAGCTGGCCATCGGCGGCGACGAGCGGCCGCTTCAAGTCCTCGGCCGGCCGCATGCCCTCGGCGAGAATATGATCAATTTCAAAGTCCTCGCGCTTCGGACACCACTCGCCGCACCGCTCGCAACAGACGGCCCCGCTCGAGGAGGCGCGCTCAATGATCGCCAGTTGCGCCGCGACCGAAAACTTGCGGTAAGCGCCCTTCATAGCTCTTGGGAGCCCCGCCACGGCAAGAGCTCGCCGGACTTGCTGGCCGCGCCTCCAAGGCCGGCTTTCTGGTTGGCGACGAGCCAGGCGGCGACTTCACCCAAATCGGCTCCATCAGCGGCGTCACCTTCATCGCGGGCGGTGACGTCCCAATCCCTCACCACGTCGAGATGATCGCGGCCAGGAACCGAAATTTCAATTTCGTAGCCGTTCCAAACGAACTTGCGCAGCCCGCGAAAGTGCAGATGGACAAGCGTCGTCTTGTCGACGAGCTGGCGCTCATGCGGCCGAACGATATGGAAAATGCGCTTCTTGATCCCGTCAACGATCACGTCCTCGCGATCGTTGAAGAACTCGGGCGTTTGCTCGACATTGACGTTGACCAATGAGCAAACGTCGTTCTTCGAGGCGCGCACTTGGATCATCGAAGCATTCGCCTCCTCGTAGGTCAGCAAGGTGAGGGCGACCTCCGAGAGAATGTAGAGCTCGGGCGGCAACGAGGATTTGCAGCCGATAGAGACGAACTCCTTGCTAAAGGGATATTCCCACAAGCTTACGGTGCGCCGCACGTCCCCATAGCCGGAATATTTGTCTGGCTTGACGTAGCGGTCGCGCTTGATTTTTAGCGGCCGCACATCGTTGTCTTTCGTGATCTCGAGCGGCAGCTCGATGGCCAGGGCGCGCTCATAGAACTTGCACATTTTCCAATCTTCGCGGCTTTTCCTCGGGAAAAGCCGCGCCCAATCGCGCTCGTCAAAATAGAGCGTGAACACATAGAAATCGGACGTCGTGGCGATCGGCTGGACGGTCACATGGCCGTCGCGAAACATGTACTTTCGCCGTTCCCGCGGATGAGTGACTTTGAGGAAGTGCATGAGCCGGGGAAACATGTTCCCTACCGGCCTCGTCTCGTCGTTCGGCGTGCCCGTGACGACAGCCCCGAATCCGGGGCGCGCTTTCAAAAACCAGGGCGAGACGGGCTCGGCCGCAAGCTCCGCTCTACCGCATGGCAAAAACGCCTCGTCGTGCGGAATGATGACCGCGCCAAGCTGCGAATAGAGCCCATATTCCGACGGAAAGAACGCCTTCATCCGGCCGACGATCTTGGTGTTGTCGTCGAGATGATCGAGAATCGAGCGCTTGAGCCCCATGTCGACCTTGGGCCTCCGCGGGCGCGCAACCTTGGGAGCGGGAGGCGGCTCAATGGCGGGAGCGGGCTCGGCGATGATCGGCGCGGGCGCCGGCTCCGGGCGGCGACGCCAATAGAACACGATCGCGAGCAAACGCATGAGGAGCGCGGTCATGCTGGAATCGCCTTCTGGCATGTCGGCAAGTAGATCATCGGCGCTTCGGGGAGCTCATCGTTGAACACGACGCCGATGTTCCCGCCTTGCTCGTAAATGAATTCGATGAACTGGCTCATCTCGTCGACGCCCAAAAGGCTCGAGCGATAGCCGAGCGCGACAACGCTCGTTCCGTCGAGCGCGGGCACGAATGCGAGCTCTTTGCCGAACGCCTTGAGCAAGATGCACTTCCACGTGTCGGCGTCATACTTGCGATCGCCGTGCACCACTTGATCGGCGAAATAGGAAAGCAACTTCCACATGAGCCGGTTTTGCGGATTGGTCCGTTGCGGCCCGTCGTCGAGCGTCACCCGCGAGCCGAGCGCCGCCGCGGCGATCTCGGTGAGAACGCGCGAACGATTGTAGTTTGTGAGGAACCATCCGCTCATGCCGCCGGCAACAGTTTGAGGGCTCGATCGGTGAACCGGCCGAGCTCCTCCTCCGCCCCATGGCCCTCGAGTTTGGCGAGCCGCTCGAGATTGGGCAGACCCGACATGATCGAATCAAGAATTTCCGCGCGCGTCGCCTGACGCCCATGCGCCCACCAATCGACGCTTAGGGGCTCGCCAAGCTTGATGAGCCAACCGTTGCGAGCGTTGAACGGCCTGGCGTCGCGCGCCTCGTAAAGGCAGCTCGCGCCGGGATTGCGCGGGATCATTTCGCCGGCGACGTGAAAGCCGCCCTCGCGGGTGAGATCGTCGCTCGGCAAGCGGCGCATGCGCGGCCGCACAAGGAACGGGCAAGCGCGCACCGCATATTCGGCGCAGTCGCGATGGCAAGGCGGCTCCATCGTCGTGCGGTTGACGACGCACATGGGCCCGATGACATAGACCTTGTGCACGCCCAAGGGGCCGCCGCAAATCCAGCACTTGCGCCGCTCCCAAGCCTCCTCGCGCGCATGGCTCTTGATCACGCGGAAATCGGGCTCGGCGCCCGGCATGGCCGGATCGCATTCGGCGCCCATAGACAGCCAGGCCAGGAACCACGGCACGGGGTAGCCGCGCGAATCCTTGGGGAGCCTGGCGATGCGTGCCGGCGGCTCGGGCAAGTCAATCATGCCGCGTTCACCCGCGTCGCCAGCGCGGCCCGCTCAACCGGCGTCAAATCCCATTGGCCGAGCACAAGCCAGAGATCGCCCTTGCCGAGCCGGCGCAACAGCAAAGGATCTTCGGCGATCATGCGCCGCCAATTGGCCTCCCAAAGGATATGATAGCTCTCGAGCGATCGGCGCGGCCGCATCGGCAACGGGATCATCGGGACCGTCGCCTCGCCGGCGGCGTTGCGGTTCGCCGCCGAAGGCCGGGGGAACGTATCGCTCGGCCATTCGAATTCGACGGCCCGCTCGCCCGTCGTCGGGCGGCGACGCGAGCGGCCCCAAATCCACGGCGCCATCATCGCCGAGCCGTCAGTGCGCACCGTCACGCGTTGCGTCTTGCTATCGGCGCGCGCGATCGCAAGCTTGGGGAAACCATCGTCGCCAACGCCGGCGAGCTTAATGCTCTCGAGCGCCTGAATGATCATGCGGCCTTGCGAAATCAGCCGGTAGGCGCGCTTGATCTCCTCGTCGACGGGTTGCTCGTAATGTTGATGGGTGAGATAGGCGCGATAAAGCTCTTTGGCCTTCACCTTGTCGATCTTGATCTCAATCGTGTTCATGCTCGGCCTCCCTGGTGAATGCTCGAAAGAACGGAATCGACATCGGCGAGGAACGCCGTCGCCTCGGCCTCGAGGCGGGCGATCTCGTCATCGTTGCGCTCGACTCGTTTGACGAACAGGCGCAGCTCGGGATCGATGAAGCGCGGATCGTAGCTCGCGAAATCCCACCATCGCCGCGTCGGCCCCGCGCAAGCCAGGTTCCAATGGACTTGCGCGAGATGCTCCTCGGGTACGGCGTCGTCGAGCAAGGTTTTGAGATGCGTCGCCGACGTCGGGCACTTGATCTCGAGCCCGCCCTCGTCGCCGACCAGGCTATCGGGCGAAGCATGCGCGTTGGCGATCGTCGGGTGCGGGATCAGCGCTACTTTGACCACATCGAGGTTGGTCAAAAAAGCGTAAGAGGCTCGCGCCTCGTCCTCATGATCGCGGCCCCAATCGCGCGCGTTGACGCGCCTGGCCGGGGTTTGGGTGAGCCGTTCGGCGGCGAGCTCATACATGAAGTCGACAGCGACTTGCATTCGATCGCCGGACTTCTTGAGCCTGGCGAAGGCGTCGCGGACCTTAGAGCCGCCGAGCGAGCCTACGCGGGCCGCGAACCATTCAGGGCTGCGCTGTTCCATCGACGGCCTCGCTGGCTTCGGCCTTCTTGCGCTCGCGGCGCTTCACCGTCTCGAGAAGCCAAGAGGCTTGCTTGAACTGGCTCGCGTGCATGTCGGCGACGCTCTCGGCCCCGACCGTCTTGAGGAGCTTCTCGAGATCGCTTCCCGTGTCGGCGATGAGCGTGTCGATGTAGACGGCATCATCGGCCGTGATCATCGGATCATCGAAGCCGCCGGCGTCGTCGTCGCGCCCCGCGCCAATGCCGAGCGCCTCTTTCAAGGTGTAGCGCTGCAAATAGGTGACGGTTGAGGCGATCGCCTGATTCGGGTTTTTCTGCCCGCTCTTGTCCTCGAGGCCCTCGAGGCTGTTCTCCTCGGAATAACCGTCGGCGTGGCTCAAGATGCACGTAACCGTCATCTTGCCGCCCTGGCTCTGCACCGTCCTATGGCGATAAGTCAGCCCGTGCTTTGAGAGGATCGGATCGACGATCGCCGAAATATCGGCGAGCTCCTCGTATTTGTATTTCGTGCGGCCGCGCTCCTCGCGATCGTCACGCTCCTTGTGCGGGTAGTCGACGACGCGGGTTTTGAGGATCGGGCCCCATTCGCCCTTGGCGGCCGCCAGCGCGGCATAGAAAGCGCGCCGGCGGTTATCCTCCTCGCGCTCCTTCACCATGCCCATGATGCGCTCGAGCTTGGCGACGTCGACTTCGGGATCGCGCGCGGCCGCGATCAGGGCCGCGAGGTTGGGATCGGGCGCCCCGGAAGGTTCCGCTCGGGGGGATCGAACGGCGGGAGTCCCGCCTTCCGGGGCAGACGGCGCCGCGGTGTAGGCCGCGTCGGCCGCCACGATAGATTTAGGGGTGCTTTGCCGGGCCATGCGAGGCATGTTGCCTCGCGGGCTTCCATTTTGTCAAGATTTCGCCAGTTTGGCGTAATTTACACTGTTTCGGCAGGTGTGGATTGCGGGGATTGCGGGGATAAGTGAGTCCGAATCGCCGCCAGCAGCTCGGCGCGTTGGGTGCTTGTCAGCCCGACCATGACTTCAACCGCCTCAACCAGCATGCGCCGATCCTTCGCCGAGAGCTCGAGAGCGAACGCGTCAAGAGACGGCGCTTGCGGCGGGCTAAAGAACTGGCCGGGGAGAATGTCGAGAGCTTCGAATAGCTTAAACATCAAGTCGAGCGGCAAGCCGCGATCGCCCTTCTCATAGCGAGAGATTGTGCCGCCGGTGGCGCCGATCAATTGGCCGAGCGCCTCCTGGCTCATTTCGCGGTGCTCCCTCCACTCACGCAAGTAGTGGCGCGCCGGAATGTCGGCGTTGAAAGGATTGGTTGCCATGGGGGCAACATAGCGAGAGCTAGGCATTTGTCAAGAAAGGGCTTTTTTGGATGGAGGTTTTGCGACACGGCGGATATTTCGCCAGACTTGCAAGAATTCGCCAATGCGGTAGAGTTGCCCGATGGGCGGGAAGCCAAACAAAGCGCGCACGAACACCCGAGAAGGTTATGAAATCGTGCGCAGAATCAGGCTTATCGAGGCCCGCGAACGCTTCGGACTCACCCGCCCCGCGCTCGCCGACAAGCTAGGCGTCGGCCGCCAATATGTGTTTCGCGTTGAGGAGGGCCTACGGCGGCCAAGCCTCCACACGATGATGCGTTGGGCCGGCTTTCTCCGTTGCTCGCTCGATTGCTTCTCCGACGACGTTTCCAAGGCCGCGGAAGGCGAAGCCGACCAGCCGACTCAATCGGCGGCTTGAACCATGGCGGCGGCTCGCAAATTGCGCCAGGCGCCCGACCCGTTGGAAAAAGACATCCAATCCGCCGTCATCGATCATTGGCGGCTCCTCGGCCGGCCTATGACCTTGGTGGCGGCGATTCCCAACGCCAACGCCCACGGCCAGCCAGGCTTGACGCCAGGCCTCGGCGATCTCCTCGTGATGGGCCCTGACATCCCCGGCGGCTTGCCGATCGCCTTCATGGAGCTCAAGCGCAAGCGGCGCTCCCGGCGCTCCGAGACTGGCAAGCTCTCGCCAACCGAGGAGGCGCAAGCCGGTTTTGCCATCCTCTGCGCCCAGCTCGGCATTCTCTGCCCGACGGTGTACGGGCGCGATGAGCCAATCGAATATCTCGAGCGATGGAACATCGTTCGCACGCAACGCTATCCTGAAATCATCGAAGCGACGGTGTGGCCATGAGCCAACGCGCTTCCGCATATGCTCGCCGGCCGAGCGAAGATTATGCAACGCCTCATTGGGTTGGCCAGGTTATCGCTCGGCATTTGTCCAAGCGCGCCCTCCACATTTGGGAGCCGGCCGCCGGCGCCGGCCAGCTCGCCCAAGCGCTCAAAGACTATGGTTTCGACGTCATCGCCACCACCGACGATTTCCTCGACTATAGAGAGCCGCCGGACGCGCGCACCGACGCGATCGTCACCAACCCGCCGTTCGGGCCCAATGGCCGCAGCGAGCTCGCGTGCGACTTCATTCGCCACGCGCTCGGCTTCTACGTCATAGTGGCGATGCTGTTGCGGATCGACTTCGACAGCGCCAAGGCGCGCGCCGACTTGTTTCGCGACAATAAGCGCTTCGCCGGCAAGATCGCGCTCCTCGACCGAATCGTATGGTTTGAGCCGGCGATCGCCAGCCCCTCGGAAAATCACGCCTGGTTTATTTGGGACCGCGCCCCGCGCCGAGAGCGCCCCTGGATTCGCTACGGGGGGAAAGACGCATGAACGCTTACGAGAGAGTGACGCTCCTCGACGGGACGCATGTGTTCAAAGACACGGCCTCGCGCCTGGCGCAGCGTGAAGTCGCCAAAATTCTCGCCCGCGTTTGGAAGTGCCGGGTGGAGGAGTTTCCAGCGCTTTGTAAGGTTGATTGGTGGGCCGCCCGCGATTTCCGCATGGCGGCGCTCCTCGAGCTCAAATGCCGCAAGGCCAACCACGACAAGTACGATACCGTCTATTTAGCGCTCGCCAAGTGGTTCGCGCTCAAGGACGGCGCGGCCAGCTTATCGACGTGCTCCATGTTCGTCGTGCGCTTCACTGACGGAATATGGTTCATTCCCATCAAAGACGTCGACACGAGCGACGTGATCATCGCCGGCCGAAACGACCGCGGGCGCGAGGAATACGAGCCCGTCATCCTGGTTAAGATCGCCAGCATGACGAAGCTCGACGAGGAGGGAGCCAACGCGCCATGACGATCAGCGAGCTTGTGAAGAAGATGCTCGACGCCGGCGCCACCACTGAGATTGTGGAGATCGCCATCGCGGCCATTGAGGAGGAACGAGAGGAGGCGCAGCCGGCGAGACGGCGGCGCGCCAAGGCCCGCAAACCCGAGATCGTGGCGCAGCGAGCTTAAGGCAACCAACCGCCACCGCTGCGCCACTCTCTCGCCGGACGGGGCGCCGGCTAGCACCGCCCCGGACTTGGATGAGGGTTTCTAGGCTCCTCATCCAAGCCCATAGCACAACCGCAACCCTTCGGGCAACATCCCGACGGAACGGCAGAATTTTGCCAATTCGCCGAGCGGCGACTGGATTGCACATCCTTGCCCTGGAGGGGGAAGGGGGGTGCACTACAGGGTGCTTACTGGAGTCAGTTAGCTCCCCTTCGATGTAAGTTTTTAAGCTCTCAACCGTCAGTGCTCTTTTCGGATGCCTCTGTTGAAGACACTGCCGTTTCAAGGTTAGCGCTTACGCGCGCGAAGCAACAACGGCGCCAAGACTTTGGGTGTGATCAGGACAAAGGACACTTGGCGGATTCGCGCGGCGTTTCCGAGCGACTTTGCTGACGGGGAAACTATGGGCGCGGGTTGGGAGTCGGCCGGCGAGCGCGAAAAAGGCGGCTATCCGATCGGCTTTCATGGGTGGGAGCTCGGGCGGCGTAACGCGTGGTTTGCGGGGTTCAATCTTGGCTATGTCCGACGGCGAGCTGCAGCAAAAGCGGATCGAGCTCGGCCTCGAGCTCCGCAACGAAATCTATGAGGAGATCGAGCGCCAGGCCGACACGGCCGCGTCGCTCTCGCGCTCAATCAGCGAGGCGGCTTTTCGCGGCGATCAGCTCACCGTCGGCGTGCACATCAAGCAATTGCGCCTCGTTCTGCTCTACCTGATCAAGCTCTACAAGGAGGGACTTTGTGGGCACCGTGCGAACGATACCGGACAAGCCGCGGGAGCCGCCGGCGATATTTCGCCTGTCAAAGCCGGCGATGGAATGGGAGGAAATCGACCTCCGTGAGCTCCTGGCATGCTTGCGGCGCGAGTACGCGCTTCGCCAACGCGTCTATCCGCGATGGGTGGGTAAGGGCTCCATGACCGACAAAAAGGCCGAAAAAGAGCTCGAGCTCATGCGCCAGTGCGTCGATTTCTTGGTGGATTGCATTTTCAAGGCGGCGGCGGCGGGAAAATCGCCGACGGTTTCGAAGCAGGAAACGAAATGACCGCTTACGAGGATTCGCCCTTAGGTCGAGAGCGCTTGTCGTGACGTTCGTCCCGGTCAAGGCCCTCTTCGAGGAGTAAGCGGATCGCCTCGGCGCGGCTGTCGATTTCATGTTTAAACCGATACCTCTTGAGGCGCGCTGTGAGCTCGCGCGGCATCTTGAGGGCGATCCGGTCCGGCTCTGGCTTGTCAACCATGTCGCAGACTATGCCGAGGTGCAAAAAGTACGTAAATGCACCGTGTACACCGCATGCACCGTGTACGCCGCATGTGCGTGTTCACGAAAATGTGATCAATGCGCGCCGTGAAGCGAAAGCGGCTAAAAACGGTTCGAAAACCTACGTTTCCAGAGTCAACCCAACAGATGTGTTGAGCATCGCCGAAAGTGCTGGCGCGTATCACTAAACATGTTGCCAAGCAGGCGTCGCCGGGAGCACAACTTCAGATGACGCAAACGCGACAGTTACTAAAAAAATGGGTGGGAAATGGGCGGGCATGCGGTCGTCCTGACGCCTTCGATCATGGAGCAATGGTTCCTCAAAGTGGAGGCGGCGCTCGATCAACAGCAGCTTGTGGATGTCGTGCCGACGGTCGACGGCGGGATGCTCGAGATATGGAAAGACGCCAGTCTCAGCACGTTTCTCGCCTGTAGAGAACTTCGCGATGACCTCAAGAATATCATTTCTCACATGCGCGCCGCCCGGAACGCCGAGGCCTTGGACGAAGAGGCCGCGGCCGCCGAACTGAAGGCGAAGATTGCCGACATGCGCGAGCGGGTTGGGCGAAAGACGATGCGCGAGTTGGCCGCGCTATTGCGGGCCGAGAAAATTCACGGCCACAGCCCCTTGATCGATTGGCTCATGGTGGACGGCGAGCGAACCAAGAAGCGGAAGCGCAAGAAGGGCCGTCACTCATGACGCTCACGCTCGTCGAGGCGCTTCTCGATGGCGTGGATGCGCTCGAGGCTTTCCCGCAACAGTCGAATGCCCTCGAGGAAGGCGTATCGGACCATGAACAGCGCCCAAATCAGGGTAACGGTTTGGGCGAGATCAATGACGGTTTGGGCAATGTTGAGCCACACGTGTCCCTCCAAGCATTGGCGTAGCCTCCGCGCGTGAGGCGGTGACTGTAGGGCAACCATGACGCGGAGAAAAACCCCCGGCCGCTATGTCTTAGAAAGCAAAAGGCCGGTCGAATGTTCCGATCTCTTCGCGTGGGCGAGATGGATGGAAACCGTCGATCGCCATGTGGCGCTCACCGAGCTCGCCTTTTGTCGCATCTCGACCGTCTTTCTCGGCCTTAATCATCAATTCGGCCGCGGGCCGCCGATTCTGTTCGAAACCATGGTGTTCCATAAGACCGAGGGCGCCGCGCGGCACTGGAAAGACGCCGGCGAGGCTTTCGAGCAATGCCGCTACGCCAATTGGGAGGACGCGGAGATCGGCCATAGGGCGATGGTCAAGCGCATGCTCGAGCTCGAGGCGCGTGTCAAAGAGGGAATGAAGCCATGAACCAGCATCGGCACTATTTGCGCGATTGGCGCGAGAATCGCGGCCTTACCCAAGGCGAGCTCGGCGCCAAGATCGGCTCGCACAAGGGCGTCATCTCGCGTTACGAAACCGGCGCTCGCGAGCCGTCTTTTGCGGTCATGTTCAAGCTCTGTGAAGCGCTTGGGATCACGGTGCAACAGTTTTTCGAGGCCCCGTCCGGCGATCGCCTCACCGCGTTGGCGCGCGCGCTAAAGGATTTTGCGCGGCTCCCGCGGCGCGCGGTCTATGTCGATTGCTTCGGCTCCCATTGCACGTTGCCGGGATCGAAGCCCTTGGCGTGATCCATGCGCTTGAGCGCCCAATTGCGCCCCGGCGGCAGGGGCACGTCGCGGGCGAAAGCTTCATAGCTCGTCCAAGCCGTAGCTACCGTGAGCCGGTAATAGCGGGCGTAAGTGATGAGGTTTCGCCAGGCGCGATAGCGCTTAAGGTGCATGCCCTTGCGCTTCGGCGACGCCTGGCAATGACTAACCACGGCGGAACAGGTTGGCGAGATTGAGCGCGGTTTGATAGCCGCGGCCCGGTTGCGCGAGCGGCCCGGCGTTGACGCGATCGATCTGGATGAAGCGATCGCTCGAGGCCGGCCGCGGGGTTTGCGACGGGGAGCCTGTCGGAGCCTCCATAACGTTTCCGGCCCCGCCGCCGATCGGAATGTGCGACGGATAGGCGGTCGCCGGGGTTGATGTGACGGGGCGGCTCGGCATGGCTTGCGGATAGGCGGTCGCCGGGGTTGGAGTCACCGGCCGGCGCGGCGCCGGGTTTGCGGTCGTCGGGCCCGCCGGCGGCGAAGCGTCCCCGCCAAGGCTCGGCATGTAGCCGCCCGTATCGCCGAGCCAGGCCGAATTCGTCGGTTGCGGAAGCTGCATGCCGCCGAGCTTTTGCTTGGTGACGGCGAGATCGTGCCAAAAATCGGGATTGACGGCGTTGGCCAGGTTCGGCGCGCCGATCGACACATTGTTGCGCAGCCAGTTTGTGAGCGGATTGCTCGAGAGGCTCATTCCTGGCGCTGGCGCGGCCGCTGGCGGCCCTTGGGCTGGCGCGTGGCCCATCGCCGGATAACCCATCGATGGCGCGCCTGACGTGGCTCCCTGGCGGCCCATGACGCCGCCGCCTGGCATGAGGCCTTGCGAGCCGCCGCTATAGGGTCCAGTGGCCCCGCCAGGCGCGTAAGGTTGAGAGGAGCCGAACGTCTGGCCGGCCATGTGCCCGGCTAGAAATTGGTTGATCCAATCCTCGTCCGACGCGCCGAGATCGGTGACAGGCATTTTTAGGGTTGCGACGGATTGAGCGCCGCGCCCGTGTCCTCAATCGTCCGATCGTGGCTCGGGACCGGCGAAACCGCGTCAAGCGCGGTTTGCGCATTCTCGATAACGACGTCGATTTGGGCGACCGTGAGGCCGGCGCCGAGCGCCTTGTTGATGAGGAGGTTCAAGTCCTCGGTGAGGTTGGTCGTCGTCATCATCGCGAGGCGCCCGGGTGCGAGACGCGGCCTTCCTCGGGCGCGGGCGGGGCGACGCCAGGCACTTGCCGATTGCCGGCCCGCTCCTCGTCGGTGCGCTCGTCGCGCTCGGCCTTCCAGCCCTCGACGCCCGCTTTCATCACTTCCTCGGCGCGCTCGCGTTGTTCGTCGGCGATCGTTCGCACCGGCGGCGGCGTCGGCGCGCCGCGGTCAAGCGCGCCGCCGCTCGGGCCCCCTGGCTCGCCGGGGCCGGGCTCGCGATGGTCATGGCCTTCGGGCGGGGTGTAGGGCGTGCCGGGAATGTTTCCGGTTTTGTCGCGGCCGCGGTCATGATCGGGGCCGGGCCGGTCGCGCTCGTCGCCGGGATCCCGCTCGGGCCCGGCGGCGGGGCCGGGCTTCGGCGTCGGCTTGGGTTCGGGCTTAGGCGGGGGCTTGGGTTGGTTAGCCATTGGCGTTCAATCTCCCTTGATCCTTACGGGTGATTGAGGGGCGACGCTATCATGCGCGGTTAGGATTCGCCAGAGTGGCTGATTCCTCGCCAGCGGCGACTCGTGCGCAAAACCGTGGCGGCCGCCACCATCGCCTTGCGCTGATCGCCGTCGCGCAACGCCTCGCGAATGGTCGCCTCCGCTTTGTCGAGCGCCCGCTCGTTGGCCTCGAGCGCTTGGTCGAGGAGCTCGGGCTCGGCGTCGATTAAGGATTTGAGTTCACGCTTTGTCATCTTGAGATCGGCCGCGGCTTGGCGCAGATTGCCGGCAGAACGCCGCAACACGCGCCGAATCCGCTTCATGGGAGCCGCGGACATGTCGCTCACCACTTTGCTCCTGGCTTTCCTTCCGGCCATTGTCCGTCCAAAATTGGAGCCGGAAAAGGGCCAGCGCGAGCGTGAGCTCGAGGAGCGATGCGAAGGCCTCGAGGAGGAGCTCGAGCTTTGCCGGGCCGAACGGGATTCGGCGCGCCGGCGGCTCGAGGATGCGCAAGCCATGCTGGCGCGCATGGCGCAAGCTCAGATCGCCGATCGCCTCTATGGGCGGATCGAGGAGCGCCAGGCGCAACTCCAACAGGCGCAGCATCTCGCGGCGCTCGCCTATCAGCAGGGCTTGGCCAATCCGCTGCAACAGGCCCAATACAACATGCAGCAAGCCATGAACGCGCAGAACTTCGTTGGCGCGCAAAACCTCCTTGGCGGGTTGCACGATTTCTGCAATTGCGTGCCGGCCAGGCATGACATGTTCTTGCGCGGGTAAAACCGGCAAGCCGGATTTCTCATAAGCTTGTCAATGGCTTGGAATGAAGCCTCGAGGCCCGAAACGTATTCGTTTTCGGTTCCGCAGTAGGCCGCAAGTACAGGAACATAGCGGTTTAAACGGCCTTGGGCGGCCGCTGACAGGAATCGACTCCTCGCCGGCATCATTTCACCTGGCGAAATCCTGCCAGCTCACCGGCCGCCCAAGGCCGTTTAAAGCCCTAGTTCGGATATTCGATCCGTACCAAAATTCTTTGTGCTAGGATGAAATATCCGGCCATGGATCAGGCATGGCGATCTCGTGAACGACGCCTTTCGGCAGGAAGCGGTTAGCCGTGTCCTCGATCAGCTTGGCTTGCGCCTCGGAATAGCGGCCGGCGGCGCGCAACGAGGGCGCATAGCCCATTGAGCCGGGCAACCACCATCCGCCATGCTCCTCGCTCCAAATCACCCACATGGATTTCATCCTTTCCAGCCGCCGAGCCGGCGCTCGCGCTCGACGATGAGCTTGCGGCGCAATGAGCGGGTGAGCTTGCCGCGGCGCCTTAGCTTGCCGTCAAGCCGCTCGAGGAGCCGGGCGATCGCCGGGCCCTTGTCGCGGGTTTGGCAACGGGCAAGCAAGCCGTCGCATGTCCGGCAGACCAGGCGGCCCTCGAGGAGCCTCACAGTGCGCGCCAGGCGGCCGCACGGGCAAATGAAGTATGACCAGCCGCCGCCATGCTTAAGCCGCGTGTGCGCCAGGCCCACGTCGAAGGCGAGGCCCTCGAGCTCGAGGCGAACGGTTTTCATTTCAGGATTGATCGCGCGCAAGGCGCGCAGCCGGCTCGCGCTGATCGCCGGCAAATCGTCACGCCGCGGCTTGCTTGCCTTTGCGGGTGGTTTTGATTCCGAGCTCACGCCTCACCTTGGGATATTTCACTGCGAGCGTCATGAGGGCGGCGACGGCGAACGGAATTTCGCGCCATTTGGTGTCCGAGTCGGCGTCATTCTCCCACGCGCGCACGGTGCGATCGGTCGTTTCGAACAGGCGCGCCAGCTCAAGCCGGCTTAGGCCGAGCGCTTCGCGCGCTTGGGTGAATTCCTCCGGGGTCATCATTTGGGCTTCGGCTTCTTGGCTTTCGCGTGTTTCGAGACGCGCAAGAGGCCGAGCGCCGGCGGCTTTTTGGGCGCGCCGCCGAGGGGCTTATGATGGTCGCTCGAGCGTATTTTGCCGGTGCCTGTCATTGCGCGAGCCTCACGATTGTGTCGCTGTAGCTCTCGCCGGGCCCGCGTTCGTGCATGAGCCGCTCGAGGAGGGGCTTGAACAGCCAAAGGTAAAAGCCGCCCTCCGGGGCTTTGGCGAGCTCTTGAACCTCGCTCGGCGATCGGCCGGCCAGGATCGCGTCATAGGCGGCCGCGTTGATTTGGATTCGGATCATCTTTCAACCTTTCCAGGGGCCCGCTAAGATAGGGCATTATATCCGAAATGAAAAGCCCCGCTTGGATAGCGGGGCTTGGTCGTTAGTGGCGGCCTTCGCCAGGATCGGGCCGGTAGCGGCGCGCCTCGTCGCGGGCCCAACGGCGCTCGCGATCGGCCGCCGATTCCGAGCTCGGATCATAATCGAGCTCGGGCGGAATTCCGCTCGCCTCGCGCTCGAGCGCCTCACGCCGGCGCGCCTCCGCGCGATGGCGCATATGAAGCCAGAGGAGGAGGGCGCCGAGCGCCATCAAGCCAGCCGCGTACATCATAGCGTCACCTTAATGCCGAGCGCCTCGAGGCTCGCGCGGGTTTGCAATTCGCAAGCGGCGCGCTCGGCCGATCGCCGCGAGCGATAGGATTTGCCGACAATGGTGAGCGCGTTGCCCTCCCGGCGCAAGATCGCATAGCGATGCTGGCCTTTGGACGGATAGGCCGGATTGAGATCGGCGAAAATGCGGGCGCTCATACGCGCACCGCCTTAAGATCGGCTTCGCTCGAGACGCCCCACGGCAAGGCGTCATAGGCCGGGCCCGCGACATCGGGGAATGTCGCCTCGAGGAGATCGCAAATCCGCTTGGCGCGCGAGGCCTCCCAACCGTCATGCTCGCACGATTGATAGGCGTAGCATCGGGCGATCTTGGCGACGGCGAGCGCTTTGGCGTGGATCGGCTCATAGGCGTAATCCCGCACGGCGCGCTTATAGGCCGCGTGCTCCTCGCAATGTCGGGCCGGCATATTGTAGCGATAGGCGACGCTGGCGACGTTCTCGAGCCAGAGGATGCGGCCGATCTTGGCGGGCTCGATTCGGGCGCTCGGCTCATGAAGAGCGAGGTACGCCGTCACCAAAATGTCTATATCTTGTTTTGAAACGACAAACGCTGACATGTCCTAAATCCTTTCCAGGGAGTTTGTGGGTAGGTTGGCGGGGCCGGGCCGCGTGTAGCGCGCGGGCCCGGCCTTCTCGTTAGGCGGCGAGCCGTTTGGTGGCGGGATCGATCTTTGGGCTTGCGACGATCAAGGCCTTGATCTTTTTCGGCGCGCAAAAGGCGCAGAAAAGCGGCCCGATTCCGCGGATGCTTTTCCCGTTGTGGAACAACGCGCCCTTGTCGCGAAACAAGGCGCGGCCATCGAGCGGCGAGGCGCCGCATTCAGTGCAAACGATCATCATTTGTGGTTTTCCTTTCCAGGGAGTCGAGCATTGGCGCTCGCCGAAACCGGATGGAGTCGAAACGACTCCAAGCCGGCTTAAGCTTGCGTCACGCGGCTTCGAGGAGCTCCATAGCGGGCTCGAGAACGGGCTCGAGCTCGCCGGCGGCCGATGCCAGGGAGCGCATGAATTCGACCGCACGTGACGCGTCGGCGGCCGCGGAAACGATGGCGCGGTCGTTAGCCTCGAGGAGCTCGGTCAGGCCTTGCAGCCATGTCGCGAGATAGGCCGCGTTCTGTTCATGGTTATCGATGCCGAATTCAGCGCAAACGAAGGCGCTCGCGAGCTCGGCGACAAGCTCCTCGTAAGCGTATTCGCGGTCGCCGAATTTCTTGCCCTTGACGCGCTTTAAGCGCTTGTCGTCGCCCGTCCAATGCGCGATCTCATGGAACAGCGTCGCATAATAGGCGTGAGCCGATTCGAAGCTCGCGAGCGCCGGCATGTTGATGAAATCGAAGGCGCGAGCATAGTAGGCGCGGGCTTCCACGTGGCGAATCTCGGCGCCCGTGGCGCGCACGAATTCGTCAATTGTCGCGTCGCGTTCGTTGCGCGAGACATTCGCCGGCTTTTCATTGATCACGCCAAGCTTGTCGAGTTTCTCGCATTGCGCGACATTGAAAACCCAATAGCTTTTCAGGAACGGAATAAAGACAGTTTCGCCAGGATTGCGCTTATCCTCGCGCGCCACCTTGGAAACGAATACAATTTCAGTGCCCTTTTCGCCCTTGCGCACGTTTCCGCCGAGCTCGAGGGCTTGCTTGAACGTGAGCCAGCGAGGATCAGAATAGCCGCACGCATCCGCCTTGCTCCAAAGCAAAAGCACGTTGATTCCGCTGTACTGGCGCGCGGTCACGGCGTTGCGCGGCATGGTGATGGCGCCGGCGTCGATTCCGCTCGCCCATGGCTTGCGCCAGGGCAACGCGCCGGCTTTCAGGGAAACGAGGATTCGATCGGTAATTTCGCGGTGAAGATTGCGCATTTTGGTTTGATCCTTTCCAGGGGAGTCGAGCGATCGCTCGCATAAGCCGAGCTCCTCGAGCTCGGCTTAGGCTTGCGTTCAATTCAGGTGCGCAAGTTGCGCCTTGGCGATGTTGAGCGCTTCCGCGCAAAGCATCATGTCGCGCTGGCAATTGTCGCGTAGCAGTTTGCTTTTGAAGCCGAGCTTGCGCAGTTGCATCGCGTCAAATCGCGCCTCGAGGGCAAAGATGATTTGTTCAAGATGTTGCTTGCTCATCGGGGCATGCCTTCCACGCGGGCGAAATCGCGTTGCAGATTGCGAATCCGCTCATAGGTTTCCGGCGCGTTCATGCGGAGCGTTGGCCAGTCGAAACCGAACGCGCCTCCGCCGGCGAAATCGCGCCGGTAACGGTTCAAGAGAATGTCGATTTGGCGCAGCGCGCCCGCGCGGGATTTGGGATAGGCGGGAAGTGTCATGTGTTTCCGAGCTCCTCGAGCCGCGGATAAAATATCCGTCCGGCTCGGCTTGTTAACTAGGGATAAAATATCCGCGTGTCAATACCTTTTGCGGATAAAATATCCGCTCTTGCGCTCTTTTTTCATCGTGCTAGGCTCGAGCCGCTATGCCATTGAGCGACAAAGAGAAAACAGACGCGCGCGACGCCTTGACGCTGGCGCTCGAGCTCAATGAGCCGGAAACAATGTTGGAGGGCTTGAAACGCCTATGCATGCGGAAGGCGATCGATGCGCATTTAGGCGACAATGAGCGCCAACGTTACCGCTCGAGCCATGAGGCGCTAGATCAAGTGCTATCCGAGCTCATGGGCGCAGATAAGCGCGACAAGCCCGACAATGGCGCGCCAGAGCCGCAAGGCGAGCAAGACGCGCCCGACACGGCCTAACAGACAGATTGTTAGCCTAGCCGCTCCTCGAGCGCCTCGAGGCCTTTTCGCGCCACATAGACAACCAAGCGCATAAACAATGCGCAACGCAATCGCGACGCTGGCTTTCGCGCCACGATCGGCCGCGCTCGCACCGCTCGCGCTCGCCAAACCGGCGACAATCAAGCCAGCCGCAATGCAAGCGGCGGCCAGGGTGAGCCCGCCCATTGGATTCCAGCCGGCCCAATAAAGCTACGCGCGTAGGCTAGTGGATTGCGTGTTGAATTGCGTGTGGATTGCTGTCTCGATTCTCTGTACAAATCAAGACAATCAACAATATCAATGGCTTACACATGGTTGAGGGCGACAATGCGAGGGCAAAGCCAGGCTCACCCTCCTTTTTCCCTGGCCAGAACGCGTTTGGCCCCCCGTCAGTACCCCCTCTTGATCAGTACCGGGGCCGGGGGTGGTAGCCATCCCGCCACCCCAAATCCAACTCACACATCCGGCAAGTATTCAACTGTTTCACGTGAAACTTGCCGAGCTGTCAGTTTTGCGCCAGATTGGCCCTCGAGGGCAACGCGATGGTTTTTAAGGCGCATGCTGGTGGGTTAGGGCCGAAGTTAGGTGAGAGTCTGGCGAGTGGTCCGACGGCGTTGGAGCGGCGGGTTGAGTTAGCGAGGGCGAGGGTGAGGGAGGAGGAGTTGGCTCGGCGGGCGTTGGCGAGGGGTGAGGTTAATCCCGAGCCTGTTGTCGACAAGGGGAACGCGGAACAGGGCGGGACCGAACAGGGAACGGGGGGTGGGCGATCGAAAAGTGGGCCGAAAGGTGGCCGGCCGTTGAAGTATGTGGGGAAAAAGCCGTGGGAGGTTGAGGGGGTGAGCCGGCGGACTTGGCAGCGTCGGCGGCAGGGGGTGAGCGATGGCTGAACGGACATATGGCGAGCGGGCGGTTGGGTTGGATTTTAATCCGTCGGCTGATCCGAGGGTTGAACATCTAAAGCAGCTTTTCGCCAGGGTGATTGATGAGCTTGATGGCTTGCGGGCCGGGAGCAAGCCGGGGGAATTGGCGCGGTTGTGTTCGATTGCGATCACGGAAGCGCAAGGGGCGCAGATGTGGGCGGTGAAGGCGGCGACCTGGCGCGGCGATGGCTGACAAGTTGGAGAATTTGACCGCCGACCAGCAAGCGTTGCTGTTTGCGGTTGGGCGGCAGCTCACTCGAGCCAAGATCGAATTTGTATTGATCGCCTCGGACGGTGCGGGCCCGCCGGCGGCCGCGTCGGTGATGAGCAACGCCAACCCCATTCGCGCTTACGAGATGTTGAATGCGGCGATCGTCGGCGCGGTGAGGGCGGCGGTCGATCCGGGACGCGTGGTGTGGGAGCCGCCTTTGCAATGAGCTTGCCTGGCTTTTGGATGAACGAGACGAGCGGCGTGCTTCGGCCGGCGGTCGAGGCCTATCTCAAGCACGACGAGATGACGCCGGCCGAGATCGCCGCGATGCGGGCCTATCTGCGGCAATGGATCGCCGGCTTTCATGGCGTCCCCGAGCTGAAAGAGGGCGTCGACAAGCTCACCTCGCGCCAGGCGATCGCGCAATGGCTCGACCGCGCGCTCGATCTTGGGATCGACCCCTTATGAAGATCACGTCGTTCAAGTCGCTCGTCGGCGAGACATGGGCGCTCTCGGACGGCTTTTGCGTGCTCGGCTATTTCAAGTCGGAGGCCGAGGCGAGGAAGCGCCGGCGGGAGATCATCGAGGCGAAGGAATTGAGGAGCGCTGGCCATGAGCCGCAAGAGCCGGAAGAACACCGCGCCCGGAACGACCGGGCGCAAGCCGGGGAATTGAGCGAGAGCCGGCTATGAGGGCGCTCCTCAAATGGTGGCGAAGGCGTCAGCGCGAGCTTGACCTCGAAATCTTGTGGCCGGCTTGCCTCGAATATTCGACCAGCCTGGACGAGGCGAAAGCCGCCTTCGCCATGCACGCCTTCAATGATCGCGCCTGGACCTCGCTCGGCGAGGCCGAGATCATCCGTCGCATCGAGGCCTTGCAATGACGCGAGAGAGCGCGCTCGCCGAGAAATACTACCGCGAGCAGGACAAGCGGATTTCGGAGGAGCTGAAACAGGGGGCGGAAATCCGCCGCGCCGACCTGGTGGGTGCGGCGGCAAAAACCGAAATCGGGCCCGCGCTCGATTCCGAGATCGTCGAGCAATTGATTTTTGAGCTCGACGGCAATGTGAGCGCGATCGCCAAGGCCTTGAGCGTCCGGAGCGATCGGTTGCGCGCCTTCATCATGGCCAAGGGCGAGCTCAGACGCGCGTTGGATGAAGTCTATGAAGGCGCGGTCGACGAATCGATCGGCGTCTTGTTCAAGGGCTTGCGCGACGAGGCCTCGTTCCAAAACCGCTTCTACGCCGCCAAGGAATTCTTGCGCTCTGGCGCCGGGCATAAGCGCGGCTTCGGCCAGGCCCCGGCCCCGATGAGCTCGCTCGAGATCAAGGATTCGGCGGCCGGCCGAACGATCGTGTTGAAGTGGCTCGAGCCCGACGCCTTGGCGCCCCCAACCACGATCGAGGGAGAAAAGGCGTGAGCGATTACATGGACCTCGAGGAGGCGGTCGAGCTCATCATGAAGCGCACGGGGCGGACGCGCCGCCAAGCCAAAAAAGCGCTGATCGAGAAACTGAAATCAGGCGAAATCCACGCTCGCGGCCTCGTTGTCGGCTCAAATCAAAGCGGCGAACAGATCGCCCAAATCGTTCCCATTCAGCCAAGCAAACAGCCATGATTTGCCCCGAATGCCGCGGCCGCGGGTGGGCGCCGCTCGGCGGGGCGGCCGACGACGAGGGCGCGGCGCATGGCCCTTGTCCAATGTGCGGCGGGTGCGGGATCGCCTATTGCTGCGAAGGCGCGGCCCCGGTGTTCGAATGCGCCCGTTGCGGCTTCATCCAAGAAAACAACGTGATCAGGTGCGAGGACTGCGGCGAGCCCTTGGTGTTTCGGATCGCTTAAACTCGCCGTTTTGGCGAATTCTCGCCAATCCGCTAACGTCGCCCTATGCCGGCCGACGAGCTTGCGATTGAAATCCAATACAAGCCGCGGCGGCACTTCCTGCCGGTGCACGCCTCATCGAAGCGCTGGCAGTTCATGTGCTGCCATCGCCGCGCCGGCAAGACGGTGGCGATCGCCAACCAGCTCATCCGCGCCGCGGGGCGGAATGGAAGGAAATGGCCGCCGCCGCGCTACGGCTATGTCGGGCCGTCTTTCGACCAGGCCAAAGACCTCGTGTGGGGCTATCTCAAGCAATATACCGAAGCGATCCCCGGCACTCGTCATCTCGAGGGCGAGCTCGCGTGCGTGCTCCCCAATGACGCGTCGATCAAGCTCTATGGCGGCGCGGCGGCCTACGAAAGAATGCGAGGCATGTATTTCGACGGGATCGCGTTGGACGAATACCCGCTCTTAAATCCCGCGGTGCTGTCGACCGTGGTTCGGCCGTGCCTGGCCGACTATGGCGGGTGGGCGATCGTCTCGGGCACGTCCAACGGCGACGATCATTTCAACCAGTTAAGATTGAAATACGAGGACGATCCGCGCTGGGATTTCCACATCATCCCGCTCTCGGCGACCGGCGAGGAGGCCTTGTCGAAGGAGGAGTCGCACGAGCTCACCCAAGACATGAGCCCGGAGGAATACGCGCGCGAAATGGAGTGCTCGTTCGACGCGCCGATCGAAGGCTCCTATTACGGCGAGCTCCTCAACAAGCTCTCGCTGCAGGGCCGGATCGGCGCGGTCCCGGTCGATCTTTCGGTTCCGGTCATCACCGCTTGGGACTTGGGCATCCACGATTATTGCTGCATCTGGCTCTATCAGATTTGCGGCCGCGAAATTCACTTCGTCGACTATATCCAAGGGAGCGGCAAAGGGCTCGACTATTACGCCGGCGAGCTCGAGCGCAAAGCCCACGAAGGCGGCTTTCGCTTCAAGTGTCATTGCTTGCCGCACGACGTCGAAGCGCGCGAGATCACCTCGGGGAGCTCGCGCCGGCTCTATCTCGAGGGCCAGCTCGACGAGCCGATCATCACCGCCCCTTACGCCTCGGTCGAGGACGGAATCGCCGCCTGCCGCGGCCTCCTCGGCCTGTCGTTCTTCGACGCGGTGCATTGCAAGAAGGGCCTGGCGATGCTGCGCGGCTACCGCAAGGGCAGGACCGGCCGCCCGGTGCACGACCCCGAGCCCTATAGCCACGGCGCGGACGCCTATCGCACCTTCGCCGTGGCCTTCCCGATGGTTGGCGGTTTTTCGCACAAGAGCTTCGGCCAGGGCGCGCTCAAGCGCCGCATTCGCGGCTTGATCTAAGCCCCATTCGGGCTAAAATGGCGCGTTAGCGGAATCGAAACGACCTCCCACAGCCCCGATTCGTCGGGGCTTTTTTTGCGCCTTTTCCGCCATCGTGGCGAAGATTCGACAAACCGGCGCATTTCCCCTAACCATTGCCCCGCGCTGGACGGTCATAGGTCGCTTGAGAGCGATGACGTCCCATTGCGCGCGCCGCTCCTCAAAACGCGAAACCCCCGACGAATTGCCGTTCGCCGAGGGCTCTCCTGTTGGTCGTGTGCTTCGCAAACACACTCCTACCAGGGGACTTTGACGAAATGAACAAGCTTCTTCTCACTGCAGCGTTCCATAGCCCGTTCGGAAGAACGGGCGTCTTTTTGGCCGCCCTATGCGCGTTTGGCGCGTCGCCGGCGAACGCGACGCTTCAAATTGCCTTCGACGTCGGCGCGTCGAGCTTCTTTTGCGCCGACAATGCCGCTTGCGACTCGAACCCGGCCGTCGGCGTGTTGGCGATCGGCGACCAGACGATCAACGGCGTCCAAGTCAACGGCTCGATTCAGACCGCCTTGCACGGCAGCCTGGCCGTGCTCGACACGTCGTCGCTGTCGATCATCAACGGCAATGCGGCGCCGGTCGCGATCGCCGCCGCGGTGAGCGACACCGGCTTTTTCACCACCTCGAATTCGGTGGTCATCGGCGTCGCCGGATCCGGAACCTGGCTCAACGCCATCGGCTCGAGCACGACTCTCGGTTGGTTCGTCGACCCGTTGAACCGGCAAGGGGCCGACTTCGCCACCGACACGCCAGGCGTCGAAGTCGGATCGTTCTTTAACGCGCCAGCGCTCCCCGTCGACTCGTTCTCCGACACGGCGAAATTGAGCTTTGCGGTGCCTTCGCCGTTCTCAATGACGCTCGCAGCCTCGGGCGTCCTGGCCGGCGAAGGGGCGCTGATCAGCCGCGGCCAGGACATCGCCGCGACCAACGTTCCCGAACCGTCGACGTGGGCGCTCATGGCGCTTGGCTTTGGCTTGATTGGCCTGTTGGCCCGCGCGCGCCCGCGCCGGCCGGCTCGCTTCGCCGCATGAGCTCCCGAAAGGAGAGAGGAGAAACATCATGACAGTGTTGAAAGTTCTCGGCGGCTACCTCGAGGTTGAGGGCGCCGGCGGTTCGGGCGGCGGCCAACCGCCCGGCATTTGGGGCGGCGGCAATGAAGGCTTCCCCACTCATCCGATCGCGCCAGGCGGCCCGCCACCCGGCATCTGGCCGAGCCCTGGCCACCCGGCTCACCCGATCGCGCCAGGCGGCCAACCGCCCGGCTTCTGGGGCGGAAAGCCGCCGCCGTGGGTCGACAATACCCTGCCTGGCCAGCCGCCCGGCACTTGGGGCGGGGCCAATGAACCGTTCCCGACGCCGCCGATCTACTTCCCGCCAGAACAACCGCCGACCGAGCCGCCGACCGATACGACCAGCGTTGAGTGGAAAACTGGTTGGACCGCCGATTCGGGTTGGGTGATGGTCGGCATTATTCAGACCGACGCGCCCATTCCGACTCCGTCGACCGCGCCGTCGACCGGCGGCTCGGGGCGGCGAAGCAAGTCCGCGACGTAACTCATGCGTGAACTCGCCGAGATCATGATGTTCTTGGCGGCCTTCGCCGGCGTCGTGTGCGCGATGAAGCGCGCCGGCTTCGGGAACGGTGGCGAAGATGGCGCTTGAGCGCATCTTCGCCACCTTCAAGGACAGCGGGGCGCCGCACGGCGGCTTCGATCCCGCCGATCCCGAGACTTATGAGCAATTCATCCAAGCGCTGATCCGCGACTCGAAGGATTACGAGGGCTCGGTGCTCGCGCCCAATCGCGACAGCGCGCAGAAGTATTATTACGGGCTCCTGCCAGCCCTGAACCCCGACGGCTCGCCCTACACCGACACCCAAATCATCCAGCAGCCCGACGCCACTTACGAGCAAATCCTCGGCGGCGATCAGGACAGCTCAAACAAGTCGACCTATGTTTCGACCGACGTGCGCGACGCCATCATGCTCGTCATGCCGGCGCTCATCCGCCTGTTCGACGCGAGCGAGAACGTCGTTTCGCTCATTCCGCGCACCGAAGCCGACGTCGCCGCGGCCGAGCAACAGACGAACTACATCAACTATGTGTTCTGGCAGGACAACCCCGGATTCTTGATCCTGCACGGGGCGTTCAAAGACGCGCTCACCGTCAAGACCGGCTTCGTCAAATGGTGGACTGACGATCACAAGGAAACGAAGTCCAAGACCTATGTGAACGTCAACCAGCAGCAAATCCAAATGCTGCAGCAGCAGGACCAAACCGCCAAGATCATCCATCTCGGCGAGCTCGATCCGCTGATCCAAACCTATTCGGAAGTCGTTTTCGAGTATCAAGTCGACAAGCCCTTGATCAAAGTCGCCGGCGTGCCGCCCGAGGAGATGCGGCTCGACCGCTATGCGCGATCGTTCGGGCTCTCGCGCCTCGTCGGCCATCAACGCGTCGTGCCGATCGATGAGCTCACCGGCATGGGCTACGACCGCGAGCAATGCCTCGAACATTTGCAAAGCCAGAACGTCAACGAATTCACGATGGAGGCGCAGCTCCGCAATCCGGGGCGCAACATGTCGACCCGCGTCGCCGACGGCGTGCTCTATGGCGAGTGGTTCATCAAGATCGATAAGGACGGCGATGGCGTCGCCGAGCTCCGCTACATCTGCACGATGGGCGAGGACGCCGAAATCGTCCACGATGAAGTCGCCAACCGGATCAAGTTCGCCCATTTCGGCGTCGACCCGATCTCTCACACCATCGTCGGCGACTCGCTTGCCGACTACACCATGGATTTGCAGCGCATCAAGACGAACATGATGCGCAACACGCTCGACAATCTGGCCGAGTCGATCAATCCCAAGACGGTCATCAACGAGCTCAACACCATCGTCGACGACGCGCTCAACGATGAAGTCGGGGCGGTGATCCGCACCCGCGGCGATCCTCGATCCGCGGTGCAATTCGCCAATATCCCGTTCGCCGGCCAGCAAGTGTTGCCGATCCTGCAATTGCT